AGCCAGCTAAACGCCCAGCCCCACACCCCACCCCATCCGTCGCAATCACGCAACACCCAAACCAATCCAAACTATCACAAACCCCACCGCATTAGCGAAAATCAATCGTAACAGTGTTGCTATCGCAGTAACATCTACCCATCACAAACCCGAACCAACTTGAAAGAGAACCATGCCCCGCATCCGTGGAGAAGGAAAATACGGCAAACCCGATTACGGGCAGGCCGAACACATCGTCAAGAAAATGGGAGGCGAAGCCCGATTGGCCAAGCTGATCGGCGTATCCCGCATCACGATCTACCGCTGGCAGTACGCCCGCCCCATCGGAACCGGTGGATTGGTGCCGCTGCACTACCGCGCCAAGATTGAAGCCATGGCACGCTTGGATGGCATCCTGATCCTGCCAAGCGATTGGGAAACCAGCCTGATCCGTTACGACTACGACCGCGACGTGCTGCACGAAGCAAAAGGCAAAACACTTGAGGAGTTGTTGGCATGAACTGCAAGCCAGGCGATTTGGCGGTTGTTGTCGCTGTTCGCGGCGCAGACCAGAAGAACAAAGCTCATATAGGAAAGATTGTTACCGCAGCAGAGCGCATCGATGGAAACGAATGGAAAACAGAGCCGCTTCTGATTGACCTTGAGGGTTATTTTTCGTGGATTTCATTGGATGACTCAGAGCTTCGCCCAATCCGCGACAACGACGGAGAGGACGAGACATTGCAATGGGCACCAGTCCCCACGAAGGAGACAGCATGATCCTCGGAATCGACCCCGGCCTCAGCGGTGGCTTTGCTTTGGTTGGCGCAACAGGCACCCTTTACCAAGCGTATCCAACACCGGTTACCAAAAAAGGCGAGCTTGACCTGCGCGAGATTGTCAGCCGATTGGCCGACCAAAACATAAGCCACGCCTACGTGGAGTTCGTCACATCACGCCCACGCCAAGCGGGCCAATTCCAGTTCGGCATCAACACCGGCGCCATCCACGGAATCCTTGCAGCATTGGACATCCCCATGACATTGGTAACCAGTGCCAAGTGGAAATCTCAATATGGAATCAAACGGCAACACGACGAAACGTATGCCGAAAAGAAAACCGAAGCACGCCAGATAGCGATGCAGCGGTTCCCCGAACACGCCCACCTGTTCAAGCGTGTCAAAGACGACGGCCCAGCAGAGGCAGCACTGATCGCCTTGTACGGCCTCTCCCTCTACATCAACAACTGAAAGGAAAGTATGAAAGCACTACTCACCGCAGCGGCTTTGTCCGCGCTGGCCACCACTGCCAACGCACAGATTTATGCAGGAGCTGGAGTCGGTTACGGAGCTGGATCACCAGATAAGCCACGCAACTACACAAACCTGAGCATTGAGCGCACAGAAGAAAGCGCTACAGCAAACGCCTTCATTGGCTACCGCTTCGGCAGCTTCGCGGTGGAGGCTGGTTTGATGACCATTCCTGAGTATCACAGCACGGTCAGCACCGACAACTACCCCGCTTATAAGGGCTGTGTCCGTAGCAGCACATGCCCACAGACCTCGCACATACAGCAGGACATCATGAGCAAGGCCGTGTACCTGCGCGCCAACGTCTACGCGCCGGCCGTCTACGGCATTGAGCCTTATGCATTCGGTGGTTACGCCAAGACCGACACGCACAACCACGAGTACGGCAACTACGACAGCACCGAGACGGTGGACTTCAAGGTAGACGCCCACCAGCAAGCGTGGTTCTGGGGCGTAGGCGCACAGAAAAAGCTCATCGGCAACTGGTCTATCCGAGCTGAGGCTTTTGTGATGCCTGCTTATGTAGACGAAGAACACACCGGACGCCGCCACGCCTGGGTCGGCAACATCGGATTGCAATACAACTTTTGAGGGGAACGCTATGCCATTTCTAGGAAGCAACTACACCGGCCGCGCACCGCGTACCGCCGGACAAGCATTCAGCGGCGCAGAGTATGGCGCTGCCATCGAACGCCCAGCCCCGCGATTCTGGACGCCGATCCGCATTGCCCTGGCGCTGACCTACCGTGCTGCATTCATCACTCTGGGGGTGGTGCTGTGAGCGCCGGCATCGAGGGCCGTGAGGGCGTGCCGATGGCTTTTCCGTGCGATCGGCTGCAAATGCGAGACGGCGTGCACACGTCGATCGGCATGACCCTGCGCGATTACTTTGCAGCTAAGGCATCGCACTCCGACATTCTTGACTACATGTATGAGCGTGACAACACCGGAAACCCATACGTCATTGGGATGAAGCAAATCCGCACACGCGAAGAAGCCAAATACGCTTACGCAGACGCCATGCTGAAAGCGAGGGAAGCATGAGCACCGCGAAGCACACGCCGGGGCCTTGGGTCCATGACATGCGCGGCTATCCGCACCCAGACGTAAAAGCAGCGAGCGGGCGCAAGGTGGCCTGCACTTGGGGTGTCAACAAACAGCCAAAGACACGGGAAGCGGCCGAAGCTCAAAAGCAGATAGCCCGAGCCAACGCCCGCCTGATAGCCGCCGCGCCTGAGTTGCTGGAGGCGCTGAAAGACGTTGTGCACTTCTGGGAACAGATTGATTGCACGAACGACCTGTACGTTAAATCCCGTGCTGTCATCGCCAAAGCGGAAGGCGGTGCAGCATGAACCCCATGTACCTAATCTACTTCACCCTCGGATTCTGCACCGGCTGCATCGTAGCCCTGGCGCTGTTCTTCCGGTGGTACACAACAACTGAAGCCAAGGAGGAGGTATGAGCTTACTGACTGACGATGAAATAGATGAAGCGCTTGGATGCAGCACCTTTGGCGGCACATTAGATGCACGAGCAGTAGAAGCCGCGATTCTTGCGAAGCTGGCTAGTGCGGAGTTGCCGGAGCCTGCATATCGCAAGCTGAATGACCCTGTTGGCTACTACACCGCCGACCAACTACGCCAAGCCTACGCACAGGGAGCATCAAGCCAGCTTAGTGCGGAGCCGTTTGCTGAGATTGGCTATGCAGCGCAGACGGTAGGCAGCGAAGTTAAGACTCCAGCGGTAAAAATTCTTAAAGCGATACCGCCAGTGGAAACCAAGCTATTTACCCTCAAGGAGCCGAAATGACACTGATTGAACTGCGCAAGCTGGCAGAGGCTGCGACACAAGGCGAGTGGGAAAACAACGGAACTCGCGTTTACCTGCCGCAGAACCTTGGTGGATTCGATATTCGCAATGCACCAAATGCCAATGTAAACGCTGCCTACATCGCAGCAGTAAACCCCGCCGCCGTTATCTCACTGCTAAACCAGATTCAATCGCTGCAAGCAGAGAACGAGCGGCTTACTGTTGAGCGCGATACGAACAAGCGCATGCGTGATTTGCATTTTGCTGAAAAGAGCGCCCTTGCTGCAAAGCTGGCGGCTATGGAAGCTGATGCGGAGCGGTGGAATTTTGCAGTCGATCAGCAGGATTGGGCGATATGCCAATGGCAAGAAGACCGCGAACGCTGGAAGCCAATAAACAACTATGTCGGCATTGACGCCGCCATCAAGGGAGGCCAGCATGAAGATGCCTGAGCCGCAATTTAGTTCTTGGCATGGCGAAGACTGCAAAACTTTGCTAAATCCAACGGGCGTATGCAACGCATTTACTTGGCCGCCACGCATTCCAGAAGACGAGTATTGGATGGCAAAGGGCTATCACGGCGAGCCGCTCTACACCGCCGAACAAATGAAGCAGTACGGGCGCGACTTGCTGGAGGAAGCTGCGGCTCTCGTTGCACCTAAACGCCAGCGCCCATGTGATTGCGAAGTTTGCGACTGCGGTAATCGCGATGACGCTCAAAGGGTAGCCGAGTGGGATGCCGACAACACAGCCGCACAGGAAATCCGCAAACTAAAGGAAACACTATGACCACCAAAGACGTATTAGCACTTGCGCTGGAGGCGCTGGAATCCATTGCACTCGCCGGAATGTCTGGAACCGGTCAAGAGTCTGAAGAAGCAATGACCGAATGGCACGCACGCCGCGCATGGGAATTCATCGGCATAGCTGCCAGAGCCATCACCGCCATCAAGCAAGCACAGCAAGCGCAAGAGCCGGTGGCGTGGGCGAATTCTTCAAACGTAATTAGCTCAAAACTCAGACTAGCGTTGGGCGGAGTTTCTGATACCCACACATGGAGTGAGTGTCGTACTGACTATCACAACCAGCCACTCTATGCAGCACCCAAGCAAGCGGAGCAAGCACAAGAGCCGGTGCGACCAGAACAGGTGGAAGCAGCATGGCGGGCAGGATGGGCGGCATGTCGTGATGCCGAATATGTCGGTCAAGAAGCCGAAGATCAAGCATGGGGCATGAGTGAAACCTGTGCCAATGCGGATTGGGAGAACGCAGCACCTAAGCAAGCGGAGCCGAGCTGGAAGCCGATTGAATCTGCGCCGAAGGATGGAACGGATGTTCTGGTGCACTGTTCGCATGGAACGTATGTAGCTGCTTATATTGAACACAACATTGAATACTGGCATGTCGATGACAACAAGTATGGCCCGTTCCCATTGCGCGGTGCATCTCCCACCCACTGGATGCCCCTGCCAACTCCACCGGAGGCGAAATGACCCTCTCACCCGACACCATTAACGAGCTGCACGCGATTGCAGATGAAGCCGAAGCGGATGGCGTGCCCCATGTGGCCGAACCGCTGCGCCGAGCCGCGGCTGCTTTGCAGGAAGCACTCGACGTGTACACCAAACTGGCAACCGGAGAAGCATGAAACCCAAGCTCCTTGGCATCCACTTCGTCAACCAGGCCACCCGCACGCAGTTCAAACATGCGGTGGGCCGCACGTTGGCCAAGCCTGAACCCAAACCCGTAAAACCGAAACCCGAACCAAACCCGCTATGGACAAGCCCACTACTAACAAACCGACAGGCGTGAACAACCGCTGGAGGTCGCTGGATCGCGCCTTGGCGGTAATCTCCGACCTGGCCAACACCGAGGCACAGCAGGAAATTCTCCGTCTTAAAGCGCAGCTCGGGAAAATAGAGGCCGACCGCGATAAGTGGAAAGCCAAGTCCGAGTATTACCGCACTAAACTGCTTGAACGCAAACCCACCACTAAAGCTCTATGACATTCCGCCCCACACCACCTATCGAACCCACCGAATTTGCAGCGTGGGACCGCTACAACTTGGAGAAGTTTGCCTCAGACACCTACAACCTTCTCAAAGAAGTCCAGACCGCCAACACCCAGTTGCACGAGGACTTCAAGGAAGCCATGGCGCAAAACCGCCGCCTGCTGGCAGAAGCGGGAGGCCAACGTGGCTGAAAAAATGTGCGCAACCTGCACCCACAAGAAGTTCCCCGAGACATGCGGTGGCTGCTACAGCCTTAGCCTGTGGGCGCCGAAGAAAGATGCGACGGGGGATTCGCACGACATGCTGACGTTCCACCCGTTGCCCGAAACAGGCGGGGTGAAGTTCGACCAAGACAAGCCCCGCATGGAGTTGCTGGATTCGTACGCCATTGAGCAGCTTGCAAAAGTTTTGAGCTTCGGAGCCAAGAAGTACGCTGCGCATAACTGGCGCAAGGGCTTGTCGAAGTCGCGTCTGATAGGCGCCGCCTTACGCCATTTGTTTGCGTATCTGGGCGGCCAAGACACGGACCCGGAAACAGGGCTGTCCCACGTAGCCCACGCCATGTGCTGCTGCATGTTCTTGCTGGGGTTGGAGCATCGCCCCGAGCTTGACGACCGACACAAGGAATCCCGTGGCTGAGTTTGAGCTATTCCCCTACCAAGCGGAAGGCGCGAAGTGGTTGGCCACAAAGCACCAAGCGCTGCTGGCTGACGAAATGGGCCTCGGAAAGTCAGCCCAAGCCATCACCGGATGCGACATCGTTGAAGCCGACCGCATCTTGGTGGTCTGCCCCGCTGCGGTACGCATCAACTGGGGCCGCGAGTTCGAGCGATTCAGCCAGTTCCAGCGGGAGTGCACCGTCATCACCCGATCACGTCAGCCCTTTGGGGATACCGGCATCGTGGTGGTGAGCTACGACATGATCGCCAGCGACGAAACGCTGCGCTCCAAAATGAAAGCGCAGGCATGGGACGTGCTGGTGCTGGATGAAGCGCACTTCATGAAAGAGCGAAGCGCCAAGCGCACCAAAGCGATCTACGGCCACAACCAGCACAAAGGAATCGCCCACAGCGCCAAGCGTGTGTGGCGCCTGACCGGCACACCAGCCCCCAACGATGCCAGCGAACTCTACACCCACGTCAAAAGCGCAGGCCTGTGGAAGCAGTCGTACTGGGACTTCGTGTTTGAGTTCTGCGAAGGCTTCGACAGTGGCTTCGGCTTCAAGATCACCGGCCACAAGAACGTCCCCAAACTGAAGGAACTACTGGCGCAGTTCATGCTGCGCAGAAAGAAAGAAGAAGTCATGTCCCAACTACCACCCATCACCTTCGGCCACATCACTGTGGAGCGCAGCCAGGTGCAGCTCGACCCCTACTTCTACGAGAACTGGCGCACGGTGGGGGCAACCCAGTTCATGCGCAACATGGAGCAGACCGACAAAGCTGTGAAGGTGGCGTTGCGGGCCGTGGAAGGAGAGCACGGACTTGGCGGTTCCGTCACCGACCGCATCAAGCTGTTGGAATCCATGGCCACCAGCACTGCCACCCTGCGCAGGTACATCGGGTTGGCCAAGCTGCCCCGAGCCATCGAAGTGCTGACCCAAGAGCTGATCGACAACCCCAAGCTCAAGATAGTGTTGTTTGCTGTCCACAAAGACGTGATCGAGTGCAGCCGTGAAGCCCTCAAGAAGTTCCACCCCGTCACCCTGTATGGCGGAACCCCCACCGAGAAACGCCAACGCCACATCGACCGGTTCCAGAACGACCCGACATGCCGCGTGTTCATTGGCAACATCCTGGCAGCGGGCACAGGCATCACCCTGACAGCTGCCAACGAAGTGGTGTTCATGGAAGCCGACTGGGTGCCGGCCAACAACGCACAAGCCGCGATGCGATGCCACCGCATCGGGCAAACCCGACCAGTCCGCGTGAGATTTATCTCGTGCGCTGGAAGTGTGGACGAGGACGTGAACCGCACGCTACTCCACAAAACCCGAGAACTCGCAAAAATATTTGATTGAACACTTGCGATAATCGGAATTCATTGTTAATATCTCAACATCAACCGGAGCAAAGCAAATGCAGATCACAATTACACTGAACAAGGACAGCGAACACATTGAGGTGGTGACCGCGATCCATATGCTGCAAGCGTTTATCAACGACTTCAGCGCAGGCCAGAATCTTTCCGAGAGCGCCCAGCCGGCGGTGGCGAGTAACACCGGCAACAGTGGATCGGGGCTACCCCTTTCACCCGAGGCCACTGTCGTAGTGGGAGAGTCCGTAACGGTCGCAGAGACTGAACCCAAGGACTCTCCCACTCCCGTCAAAGAGCGCAAGCCCCGCGCCAAGAAAGAGGAACCCGCACCAGTTACGGAAGAAGCTGCGGTGTCTACATCAGAATCCGCTGATGCAGCTAACGTACCCGTAGCTTCTTTCACCATTGACGATGTACGCGCCACCTTGCAGTCCTACACCGCAGCCAACGGCGTATCCAAAGGCGTGGCCCTGCTGGAAGAATTCGGCGCCAAGCGTATCAGCGAACTGAAGGCCGAGGACTATGCGGCATTCGTGGAGAAGTGCGGTGCGTAAGTCCAAGTTTCCTTTCCGCCTGTGGCGCTGGACCACTTCGGAAGAAAGCCTGTACGACCTGAGCAAAGAAGAACTGTCTATCTTTGCCCAGTTGGTCGCCCACGCCTTTAAGACTACGGGGAGCGCGCATGGCTGACCACGCCAAACTCGGCCCATCATCCGCTGAACGCTGGATGAACTGCCCGGGCAGCGTGGTGCTGTCGGAGGGAATGCCCAACAAGTCCAGCGAATTCGCGGACGAGGGCACCAAGGCACACGCCCTGGCGGAAGCCTTGCTGGTCGGAGAAGCCGCCAAGGGCGACCTCGACATGGTGGAAAACGTCATGGTGTACGTGGACTACGTGCAGTCGCTTTGCTACTCGGACTTTACGGGCGGAACAGACCTCTTGGTCGAGCAGCGCGTAAAAGTCACCGACGATCTGTGGGGAACCGCTGACGCAGTGGTGTGGCAACCGCTGGAGAAGCACCTCCATGTAGTAGATTTGAAATTCGGGGCCGGTGTGCCGGTCGAGATTGAAGGCAACCTCCAACTCAAAATCTACGCCCTCGCCACGCTGCTGACCTTCGGCTATTCCGCTGAACGGGTGACTGCCACCATCGTCCAGCCCCGATGCCCGCACAGCGACGGCCCGGTGCGCTCGGCCACCTACGATGTGGTTGACCTGCTGGACTTCCATGCGGATGTGCTGGATGCGATTTGGCGTGTAGACATGGCACACCGCGACCGCAACACGGCAGCCACGGATGCGTGGGAAGGCAAGTACACCAAGCCATCCGAAAAAGGATGCCGGTGGTGTCTCGCAGCCCCCAAGTGCCCCGCACTCAAGAGCAAAGCGCAGACGCTGGCCAAGCAGGTGTTCGCACCAGGTTTGCCCTACGACCCCAAAGCCTTGGCGGATACGCTGGACTTCTTGCCCATCCTTGAAGGCTGGATCAAGAATACCCGCGAGTTCGCCTACGCAGAAGCCGAGCAGGGCAACGCCATCCCCCAGTGGAAGCTGGTGGAGAAGCGTGCCACTCGAAAGTGGAATCCGTCTGTGTTGGACGGGGATCGTCGTAAACTGATCGAGGCCGGTATAGACCACGCTGACCTTTACGACCCGCCCTCGCTGAAGTCTCCCGCAGCCATCGAAAAGCTGCTGCCCAAAGAGCAACGTGCCTTGCTGGATGAACTGACCGTAAAGGAAAGTTCAGGGCACACACTTGTTCACGAAAGTGACAAGCGCCCAGCAATCCGAGTGGATGCCAAGTCCGCTTTTTCTTGAAACCCCAAAATAGGAAACCCTATGACCGACAACGTAATCACTCCTGAATTCCGCGCAGCTTTCATTGGCTTGTTTAAGCCCACGGCGCCACGCGAGAACCCCGATGGCGCAAAGAAGTACAGCATCCGTGCTGTGTTCGCACCCGGCGCCGACCTGTCCGTGCTGAAGAAGCAAGCGCAGTTGGCTGCTGAAGCCAAGTGGGGCGACAAGGTTCCCAAGACCATGCGCAGCCCTTTCCGCACCAACGAAGAGCTTGACAGCCCAATCCCCGGTATTGCTGACGATGCCGTGGTGATGACCTTCAGTGCCAACGAGGACCGCCGCCCGGGGCTGGTGGACGCCAAGTTGCAGGACATCATTGACGACTCCGAGGTGTACAGCGGCGCATGGTTCCGTGCACAGGTTCGTGCCTACGCCTACGATGCCGCAGGCAACAAAGGTGTGAGCTTCGGCTTGCAGAACGTGCAGAAGCTGCGTGACGACGAACCGCTGGGCAAGGGCAAAGTTCCCGCCAGCAAAGCCTTCGAGTCATTCGGCGGTGGCGACACCGGCTCCAAGTCTGCTGGCGTTTTGTTCGACTGATCCAGCGATTCAATTAAACAGCGGCCCTTCGGGGTCGCTTTTTCGTAGTCATGAAAGGGAGATATGACTGTATTGCACATAGACTTTGAAACCTACAGCGCCTGCGAACTCAGTGATCGTGGGCTTCACAACTACGCCACGCACCCCACCACTGGCGTGCACTGCATGGCGTGGGTTTATGACGACCAAATGGATGCAACGCTTGTTTCTCACGAAACAGGTTTTGTTGACGACAACGACGTTTGTTTTGATTTCATTGACCACGTCCGATCTGGCGGCACCGTCTACGCCCACAACGCAGCCTTTGAACTGGCCATCTGGAACAACGTGTGCGTGCCCAAGTATGGCTGGCCAAAACTCAAGCCCGAGCAATGCCGATGCACGATGGCGATGGCCTACGCCATGTCGCTACCCGGCAGCTTGGAGAAAGCAGCCGCTGCACTGGGCGTTGCAAAGCAGAAAGACATGGCGGGTTCCCGCGTGATGATGCAGTTGGCCAAGCCAAAGGCTGACGGCATGTTCTGGCTCCCAAACGACGATCCCGCCAAGTTCCAGAAGTTGTACGATTACTGCAAGCAGGACGTGGAAGTAGAGCGTGCCATCCACCAACGACTCATGGAGCTATCGGACGAAGAACAAGCCCTTTGGGTACTTGACTACAAGGTCAATCAGCGCGGCATCCAGATCGATCTACCGTCCGTCAATGCAGCCATCCGTCTGGTCGAAGCTGAGAAGGCACGGCTCGACAAGGAAATGCTCCGAGTCACCGGAGGAGTGGTCGGGAAGTGCACAGAGGTCCAGCTTCTCATTAAATGGATCAGAACGCAGGGCGTGGCTATTGACGGGGTTGCAAAGGCTGACGTGCTCGACGCCCTCAATGGGGACTTACCGGCTGCTGTACGTGCAGCCCTGAACCTGCGCAAGGAAGCAGCCAAGTCCTCCACCGCCAAACTGATCGCCATGCGTGACCGCGCCAGTGCCGATGGCCGTGTGCGGGGGACCATGCAGTTCCATGGCGCCAGCACGGGCCGGTGGGCAGGACGTGGAATCCAGGTGCAGAATTTCCCTCGCGGCGACCTGAAGCCCGAGCATGTGGCCGACGCCATTGCCCACTTCAATGACCGCGACTACCTCGACATGATGTATGCGCCACCGCTGGACGTGATCGCATCCTGCCTGCGCGGCATGATCGTGGCGCCCACGGGCAAGGAACTGGTGGCATCCGACTTCTCCGCCATTGAAGCCCGCGTCCTCGCGTGGCTGGCCGGTGAAGAAAAGGTGCTGGAGATTTTCAGAACACACGGGAAGATTTATGAACACGCAGCAGCGGGCATCTACCACGTCGATATGGAAGCCGTTACCAAACCCCAGCGTCAAATTGGTAAGGTTGCTGTACTCGCACTCGGGTATGGCGGAGGTGTTGGGGCATTTCAGTCCATGGCACGAGTCTACGGCGTCAAAGTGGCCGACACTGAAGCCGACGACATTAAGCGTGCCTGGCGCGAAACCCACCCCCGTATCGTCCGCTATTGGGCTGATCTGGAAGGCGCAGCCATCAACGCCTGTGAGCTTGGGGTCGTATGCAAGGCTGGGCCAGCGGGACGCCAAGTAGCATTCGTCAAGCGCGGATCGTTCCTGTGGTGCAAGCTGCCCAGTGGCCGAGTCCTGTGCTACCCGTATCCCACGGTGAAGGAAGTCGAAGTCCCTTGGGGCGGAACCAAACCCGCACTACACTTCTGGTCCGTCAACGGCACCACCAACAAGTGGGAGGAAACCTCCACCTACGGGGGCTCGTTGGCCGAGAACGTCACGCAAGCGGTCGCACGCGATTTACTTGCACACTCTCTGGTGATTTTGGAGCATAATGGATTCCCTGTAGTGGCTCACATTCACGACGAATGCGTGATGGAAATCCCAGCGGATAGTGATACAACCACACTGGAGCGAATTGAACAACTCATGGCACAGACACCGGCATGGGCAGCGGGCTTGCCGGTTTCATCGGAAGGCTGGAGAGCAGCCCGTTACAGGAAGTAAGAAATGGACATCGCAGACGCATCGGACAAGCAGGTAGAGGACTTCCAGTTGTTCTCCCGCCTGAAGAAAAAGGAAGAAGGCCCGAAGTATTCTGGATTTTGTTTTAACTGTGGGGAGGACTTGCCAAGTCCCAAGCGGTGGTGTGATGCAGACTGCCGCGACGAAGAACAACGCCGTGCCAGGAGAACGAATGAATCGACTTGACCAAGCCTTGGCACTGGCAGCCAAAGGCTTCCACGTATTCCCTGTGGAGCGGGACAGCAAGCTGCCCGCCATCAAGGACTTCCCCAACCGAGCCACCCGCGACGAGGATCAGATTCGCAAGTGGTTCGCAGGGCTTGACCGCAACATCGGTATTTCCACATCAAAGTTCGGTGACGGAAAAGCCTTGGTGGTGCTGGACATAGACAACAAAAATGGGAAGGACGGAGATGCGGAAATCCTCAAACTCGAACTGGCTGGTTACGAGCTGCCCGAAACTTTTGAGCAAGCAACCCCGAGCGGCGGACGACACCTCATATACATCGCTGATCGGCCCTTGCGCCAAGGTGTCAACGTCCTCGGAAAAGGAATCGACATCCGCAGTCAAGGCGGCCTTATCGTCGGACCCGGTAGCTCGATTGCCGGCAAGCACTACCACCAGATCAATGGACACGGTTACCCTGTCCCGGCGCCCGAGTGGCTCGTCCATCGACTGGGTGAAGCTCGGGTGGTGGAGCCTCGGGCTGGCGTGGTGCTTGATGGTGTGGACGCTAGTCGCGCTGCTGATCGTGCACTGGCCTACCTGAAAACCGCACCGGTATCGGTGGAGGGTGAAGGCGGCGACCTCGTTGCATTCAAGGTTGCGGCCAAGCTGAAGGACTTCGGCTGTACGCTGGGCCAGGCTTTGTACTTGCTGGAGGACCACTGGAACAACCGGTGTGATCCACCTTGGACACCTGAAGAACTGCACCAGAAGGTGAACCATGCCTACCGCTACGGCAAAGAGCCACAAGGCAGCGCAGCACCCGAGGCGGTGTTCCCTGCGGTGGAGCCAAGCGATGACGCTGAGGACGAACAACCCCACCCCGTAGACGCACTCAACAAAGAGTTCGCGTTCATCAAGGACGGTGCCTTCGTGTTGCAGGAAACCACCGACGAGGAAGGCCAGTTCACCACCGTGCGTCTGTCACCCAACGACATGCACGCATGGTTCGCCAACAAGACGATGGCTGTGGGGGACAAGCAAGTCGCCATGTCCCGCCTGTGGATGTCGCGCAGAAGCCGCCGCGAATACGACAAGGTGGTGTTCTCCCCACTGCCCTTGGAAGGCGACCGCTTCTACAACCTGTGGCGCGGGTTCAGCTTGGCGCCGGCAGACACCGATAGCCACCCTTCGGTTGCGGCGTTCAAGGAACACGCACTAAAGAACGTGTGCAACGGCGACGAAGCCCTGTGCAAGTGGCTGATCGGGTTCTTTGCCCACATGATCCAGAAGCCGTGGGAGAAACCACTGACGGCTCTGGTGTTCAAGGGCAAGCGAGGCACCGGCAAGAACGCACTGGTGGAACGTGTCGGCCACTTGCTCGGCAACCACTTTATGGTGGCCGACGATGACCGCTACCTGTTGGGCAACTTCAACAGCCACCTGGAAGCCAACCTGTTCTTCGTCTTGGACGAAGCAAGCTGGGCTGGCGACAAGCGTGCCGAGGGCAAACTTAAAGGCGTCATCACCGGCAGCAAGCACAACATAGAACGCAAGGGCGCAGAACCTTACAAGGTTCGTAACCTCTCCCGCGTGGCCATCATCTCCAACGAGGACTGGGTGGTGCCCGCAGGCGTGGATGAACGCCGGTTCGCCGTGTTCACTGTGGGCGATGGCCGACGCCAAGACCGCAAGTTCTTTGAGTCCATGCGCAAAGGGATGGAGCAGGGCGGATACGCGCACCTGCTGCGCTTCCTCATGGACTACGACATGACCGGCATCGACGTGAACGCAGCGCCATCCACATCCGGGCTGATCGAACAGAAGCACCAATCCCTCGACCCAGTAGACGAGTGGTGGCTGGATTGCCTGTCGGCCAACCGGCTGGCCGGTGACACCTTTGATGGCGACATGCCTGAACGCTTGCCCACCAAGCGTGTGCACGCAGCATTCCTGACGTGGGCCAAGTCCCGCCAGATTCGCAGCCGCCTACCCAAAGACCGCGACTTCAGCGCCACCATGAAGAAACGCCTGGGCGACTACGCCCGCGCCCGGGTGGATGGCGACCTCACCTACGCCTACTTCAACCCCGGCATCCAAGTGCTGCGGGCTGAGTGGGAGAAATTCATCGGCGGTGCCGTTGAGTGGAACGATTAACTTTACCTATCAGGAGAACCAACCCCATGAACAATATCAATCTCACCCCCAAGGAAGCCGCCGACCGACTGCGTACCACCGTGGCCGTCCTGTCCAACTGGCGCGTCAAGGGCACCGGCCCGAAGTTCATCAAGATCGGACGCAAGGTGCTGTACCCCTTGGTGCAGCTTGAGGCATACGAGGCTGCGTCTTTGCGGACGAACACTGCGGTATGAGACTTGTACTGATACAAGGCGACTACATCGCCGTCTACGAAGGGCGCAAGCAGCTTGGCGTGTGGCGAGTGGACCTCAACGACGACCCCGACACACCGTTTGCGCAGCTTGTCGAAGAAACGCGCACGGACCCTACGCTCTAGCCACCTGGACTCGAACTCGGGCCATTCGATTAACAGTCGTCGCTTGACACAGCACTGAACATCACCGAGAATAACTCCACGTTATTTTTGAAAGGGTTAGCGACATGACACATCAACCACAACCACCCGCCGCTGTGAGCAGTGCGGGACCAACGCGCAGGTGGTTTGAACTCAGCCTGCCGGATTCGGTGTGGCGCAGCATGACTCGGAAGCAGGTCTACGAGGCACGCAGTTATCTCCGCCGCATGGCGCGCGAAGTGCAGAAGGAGCTGATCCGTGGCTGACCTCAACGACAAAGCCATCAAAGCAGCGCAGCCTGGTGACGTGCTGCGTGATGCCGTGGCGAAGGGCCTGCACCTCCGGGTGTTCCCCGAGAGCCGTGCCTTCTACCTCTACTACCGGAGCAAGGCGGGTCAGCAGCGCAAGCCCAAGCTGGGTGACTACGGCAGCATCACGCTGGCGCAGGCACGCAAGGTGGCGCAGGAGATGCTGGCCGAGGTGGCCGCAGGCCGTGACCCATCGCAGCAGCGCCAAGTCGCACGCGCCGAACCCACGGTCAGCGATCTGTGGGACGAGTTCTGGAAGCGCAAAGCCAGCGGCAACAAATCCGCTGCGGGCCAGAAGTGGTACTGGGAGAAGCGCATCCAGCCCAAACTAGGCGCCAAGCGCATCAGCGAAGTCACCTACACCATGGTGGCCGACTTGGTATCCGGCATGGCCGATACGCCGATCAACGCCAACCGCACACTGGCCCTACTCTCCGCCATGTTCGGCTTCGCCATGCATCCGCTGGAGTGGGTGGAGAAGAACCCCTGCCGTGGGGTGCAGCGGTACAAAGAGGTGAAGCGCCGACGCTACATGGCTGGCGAGGAAGCAGCCAAGATCGGCGAGATACTGGATCGTGAGGCAAAAGAAAACCCTGCCTCAGTGGCCTTCCTATACTTGCTCATTTTAACCGGTGCACGCAAGGGGGAGATAGCCAACGCCAAGTGGACGTGGCTCAAAGGCAACGTGCTGGAGTTGCCGGATTCCAAGACCGGCGCCAAGTCTGTGTACCTGCCACCGCAGGCGATGGACGTGCTGGATGCACTCCCGCGCACCAACGGCACTATCACCGGCATCCAGTCGCCCAACAAAATCTGGTGCCGCATCCGAGAGGAAGCCGGATGCTCCGACTTGCGCCTTCACGACCTGCGCCACAGCTTCGCCAGTGCCGCCTTGTCGGCTGGCTTGTCGCTGTCGCAGATCGGGGAGTTGTTGGGCCACAAGTCCACGCAGACTACTAAGCGGTACGCCCACCTGGTCGAAGAAGCGGCCATCATGTTGCGGATGAAAAAAGCCCCCGCCGAAGCGGGGGAACGACCAACCAAGGAGCAACTGGTTTAGGTTTGGGTGGGCGTGGACTGGTGCAGCAGCTCAGTCTTGCGCTGGCTGCTGGCGGTCGAGCCGAAGTAGAAGGCGATGACCTGTTCGGCCTTGGCAGACAGATAGCCCACCAGCGTACCTGCCAAAGCGGATTCCACCTTGGAGTAGCCCAGCAGCGTGCTGGCCACCAAGGCGATGAAGCTGCCAACGATGATGATGGCCAGCGTGGGGACCAGATTGGACTTGGTAGCCACCTGCATGTTCCGCGCACTTGCGCGATCCTCCACCGCCAGCTTCTCGAAGTCCAAGCCCAGGCTTTGAGCCTGCTTCTTCAGCTCTAGTTCGGCCAGCTTCACCTGCGCGATTTGGTCTGCCGACATCTTGCCGGACTCCAGCATGGACTTGGCATCGTCATCGCTGACGCCGAGGGCTTTGGATACCGCCGACACCGCCAAGCCGGCCAAAGGCCCGCCAAGCGCAGTGGCTACTGTGGGGGCGATCTGTTTGAGCCAGTCCATATCAGTCTCCAGAAAAGAGCTTGGCTTCCGCCAGGCGACGCTTGGTCAAGCCGTTGAGAACTTTGCCCGCAGCCTTGTTCCACCGTTGGAACTGCTGCGCAGCGCCTGCGAAGTCGCGGTTGTTCACCATCTTCAGCAGGGTGGACGACTGGAGATTGCCCAGTCCCACGTTGTAGCTGAAGCACACCAGTGCATCGAATTGGTTTTGAGTGATTGGCACTTTCACCAAGTTGGTGACGCCTGCCTCAAACGCCAGCAGATCGCGCACCAGCATAAACTCTGCTTCGGCTTGGCTGATCTTCATGCCCTTGGTAACGCCCTTGGTGCTGCCGTAGCCAATCGTCCAAGGTTCCGCGCCAGTGCCGGGGTCGGGGTACGCCTCCAGCTCGCAGCCTTCCGACTGCTTGATAAGGTCGATTCCCCGTTGCGACGTTTTCACTTCACGCTCCGAGAGTGAATAGCACTCAGCAATTCGTGGTGGCGATCTTCTGATCGACGCGCATGCTCTTCGATCTTGTCGTACAGCTTGGCAATGTGGCCACGTTGGATCGCCATTTCCTCGCGCACCAACATATCCTTCTCCTTGGCAAAGTTGATGGAGTCAGCAACGCGGGCGTCGATGTGTTCCATGAACTTGTCGTTCAATACGCTGTGGCTTTGGGAAGCCTGGTCTTTGAGCTTGTCGTGAGCATCGCGCAGGGCTTTGTGTTCCTGCTCGTTGCGATGCCAAGCCCACCCAATGAGTGCCAGCAGGGGCGCCCACAGAAAGTCTTTGATGAAATTGAGCACGTCATTTTCCGGTGGATTCACAATGGCTCCCTGTTACATTTTGTTATTCTACCCAACGGCACGTATATGGCGACCACTCGGAGAGATTTTGTTTATCTCTTTGGCAATGGCGATAGCTAAATCCAATCGCGGGTGGTTCTTGTCTTTGCAAATGCGCTCCAGCGTGTGGCTTACTGTCATCTCGTGGGGCTTGGGCCAGCCAAAGACCAGCGCCCATGTCGTATGCGCGATAAGCACATCTAGCGGTGCCGCGATCAGCAGCGCCAGCCAGTCAAGCCAGCCAAAAGTAATCATCCACCGCAGCCAGTCGCGCCAAGTCCAAGCGGAATAGTCTGTTTCTACTGCGCGAAGTGCTGGACCTAAGAGCCAAAGGAATGCGAAAATCACAACTGGTCCCTCAGCGCTTTGATTTGCAGGTCAAAGGCTTTGACTGCTTGGTAGCCGGGATTCACCGCCAACACTTCAGCCGGTGCGTTCATTTCCATGAATGTCAGCATGAACTCCCGAGTGGCGCGTGGCATGAGCTGCTTGGCCTCTAGCTGCTTGGCCTCTAGCTGCTTGATTTGCTCGCGTATGGCGTCTTTCGGGTCGGGTTGAGGAATAGACGCAATCGCATCTAGTTCCTCCTGCGTGTAATCGCGGGTGCTTTCTTCGCCGGTTTCGAGGTTGATTTGCCGAACTGTCATGTTCTACTCATAGGCTATGTTGACGAAACCAGCATCAAAGGTGTCTGTACCGTTGAGTGCAGTAATCCGGATGCGATCAAGAGCGCCAGAGAATGTCTTGGTGCCAACGCCTACCGCTGAAGCCGTGGTAGTGGTGGGACACAGCGCCGATGAGCAAACCCAAGTGTTCCCGCTGAACAGTGTTAGAACCAGCACGCCCGTGGTGGTTGCGGCTGCAACTGCTCCTGGATAGGCGATAAATCCAGTTGTTTCGGTGTAAACCGTTGTGCCAATACTGGCTTGTACTGCGTAGCCTGTCGCATCTACAGAGCCAGCACCACCGCGCACCATGAGGTAGCTAGTCCCGCTTGTGGAGACTGCGTTAAACATGACATTGACGCGCCGCGCCCACGAAGGGATGCCCGTGAAATCAATGGCGGTGCCGCTAGTGGCGGCAACTGAAGTGCCAAGCACGGGGGCTTGCGGCAGAAGCGGCTGACTGCTAAAAGTTTTCACCCCTGCCACAGTCTGTGCACCCGTAAGGTTTACCGTGGTAGTTCCGTCTATGGCGCCAATCGCAGTTCGCGCCGCCGCCGCGTTGGCGGCAGAGAACACGGAGCGCCCAACGGAAGTTCCGCCGATAGCCGTTTGTGCTGCTGTTGCGTCTGCTGCGGCCACTGCGGGTGCCATGAAACTGGATACAGGCGATCCTGCCGCGCCGGCAAAACTTTGCAGGGCGTCGCCTGTTGCGTTCCACCCGAGCAGTGCAAGCGGGATGGCTTCTGGCAGCACGGCAGAAGCGGACGAGCTGATCGGCAAACTCAGAGACCTTGACACCGCATCTTTCAACTGCTGGGCTTCCATAGCCCGAGCATCCAATCCTGCTTCTAGCGTTTCAGCGGGCAGCGGGTCGCCGTTCACCAAGTCGATCTGCTGGCTGAACGGCATACTGCGCACGATGGTCAGCTTCTCGCCACTGGCGGGAGCTGTCACCATCGTGATCGTTCCGGTGGCCGCACCCGCGCCTGTTACGGTGTAGTCGGTGGAAAGCACCAACGTGGTGTCCACGCCCGCAGCGGATGTGCGGATCACCTGGAGGTGCGTGTTGTCCAGAAAGCGGAACGGAACGGTGAACGCGGTAGTAACCCCGTTGCCGTTGTACTGCTGTCTTGCGGTGGATGAATTTACAGTCATAGGAAACTCCTACCGCATTGTCGCAGTTAATAGTGAAAATCTCAACGAGTCAGGCCAAGCGGATCGGCAAAGTTCTCGCTTGGACGGCGCAGCCACCCCTGTTCGTTCTCTTTGGTAACCAACGCCTCCCTGCGCCGCAAGGCTCCGGGGTTCATCGCTTCGGTCAAGGAATGCAGAATCGCGTAGTCCAAAACCGGACGCAGATAAAACACGTTCATGAAGGGGGTGTTGGACAAAACGGTGTTGAACGTCTTGGCCGCAGCGTCATCGCCGTTGCGAATGCGGCGCCAGATGTCCGTCAGGTCATCGGCGGTGGAAAGCGTTGGGCCGGCCAAGTTGGACACCAAGGTTCCGCCAGTGCGGGACTTGGCTTCCCCAAATAGGAAGTCACCGTAGATACCCATGCCGCCACCCTGCTGAAGAGCGGCCATCATGGTGCGCGGATCGGTCGGATCGCGCGGCTCGCGCCCCTTCACCAAGTCCTTGGCTACCATAGACATGTAGCCCAGCACCGTGGACGTGAGTACCAGCGTAGCCACTTCGCCCATGGCTTTGGGGTTGCGGACGGCTTGGCCCAATGTGTCAGAACCCGATCCGTAGACGGCAGACCCCATCGCCTTCTGGAGAAACGCGATAGGAAAAGACTTGAACTGCGTCACCAAGCGCAAGCCGGAACCCAGCCAAGTGCCTGGCTGCGTGCCATGCAACAGCATGGCGCGGGTCTTGGCATCCGGCTTGATGGCCGCAAACCCTACCCGATCCGAGTAGAAGTTGTGCATCCGGTCGGAGAGTTCTTCGCGCATCTTGTCGTAGATGCGGTTCTCTTTGCTGGTCACGGACGATTCCCACTGGTTCGCCAGATCAGCGTACCGCGCTTGGCGCTCCACGGATGCGGTCATGAACTCGTCCATTTCTTTGGAACGGGCATCCAGTCGCTTAGTCAGTTCCTCGAACTTGACTTTGGTTTCTGCATCGAACGTGCGCTCCATGTCGCGCAGGCTTTTCTCCAGCTCGACCATCCGGCGTTCTGCACGCCCGATCTTCTCGCCCAGTGCTTGGCCCCGGCTACCGCTTTCGCGGATGTTCTTCTGCACGTTGCGGTCAACGCGGTCAGACATTTTGGCCGCACGCTCTTTGCGTGCCAGTTCCAAGTCGGAGATGGCCTTGTCTGCCTCTGCGCGGGATACCTCAAACTTGTAGCCGACGGTGGCCTTCAGGTCGTCCGCAAACGCCTGCTGCTCCGCAGTCAGTCGTTCCCGCGTACCCATGAAGCTGTTAAGCT